TACTCGGTTCGCCTTTAACTACAAAATCCGTAATGCCATAGCCGGATAAAGTAGTTGCGGGCGATTGTTTTGCATTCGCAGTGCGCTGCGCATTATCTGCAGCGGTTTTTGCTGCATTCGCTTTGTTTACCCCATCAGTTGCGGTACGTTGCGCATTATTCGCCGCAGTCTGTGCAGCATTCGCTTTATTTACTCCGTCATTTGCAGTGCGCTGCGCATTATCAGCAGCTGTTTTAGCTTCCACACCTTTATCATAAGCAGTCTTCACCGCAAGACTGGTCGCTAGCGTATCAGAGCTGGTAGAATTTGTGGCATTGGACTTTTTACTGTTTGGAATATAATTACTAAGATTTCGGGTTAAGCTGTCAATGAGCTGCTTCATGGCTTTAATAACCCGCGCTGTTGGGGCTTTTTCCCGACTATCGCTTTCCCATGTGTCATCAAGCTGAACAATCCCTTGTTGACTCGTTGAGCTTTTCGGGAGAGCGTGACTATGACCGTCTTTATCTGCAACACTTGCACTATCTGCCGTTAAATCTTTAGGCTTGGATTTTCCTGTCAATAATTCAAGAGCTTTTTTTAGCCACGTGGTTCGGTTGGCAAGTTGGATAATAGGTTTATTGGTAATACCATCCGCCCCACCTAGCACAGGGTCATTTTCTTCAATTTGGTAAATACCGTCTTCCCACTTTTCTTGTTCTTTTAGGTTTGCCATAACTATCCTTAAATGTTGTTTAAATGAAGGTTAAATCTAGTTTGAACCGTGGTTATAACTGCCGTTATAACGGGCTTTGTTGTTGTAACGTATCGGTACTGATTTATAATCCAGCACTGCAAGTGTGCAACGTGCCGGGGCAAAATTGCGTAAGATTTTGCGTAGATGTTGCCCCTGTTCGTTTGTGATGGGTTGATTGAGCCTAATGGCGTAATACGCCCATTTGTCGCTTAACGGTATAGATTGCACAAGTTTATGGTCGTAATTTCGGGCTTTTAACCCCTCATCAATTTCGACTTCGCCAAAACCTAAGCGGCGTAAAACCTCACGAATCGCCCAAGGTGTGCCTTTATATCGGTGTAGCTCTATCGCAGCTTTAATCAATTCTCGCTTAGAGCCGTCACTTTCTGCTAAAAACTCACCGTCGTAGCCCGTCACACTCCATTTTTCAGCAAGCAATGGGATAAAAGAATCATCCAGTAATTCCACAAGAGTGGTCATAATTTTGCTTGTGTCTAGATGAGAGAGCGGTAGGCTTAAATCCGCAAGGGCTTTATATTTCACTTCTTGTTCGATGACATCAGCATAAGTCAATTTAGCCATGACTACGCTCCTGTGCGACTTCCACATTAATCGCGGTACAGTTTGCCCATTCAGTCTCGTTGATGACGATTTTTGCCGGGCTGATTAAATTCACGTCATAGACACCCTCAACGCGTAATGCGCTGATAATGGCTGATGGCACGACATCAATGCCGAGTTTCTTGGTTTTATCGGATAAATACAGTTGTAACGCATCACGGGCTTTGGTTTTAACGATGTCTTCACGATAGCCGTCTAATAATGTGAGCGTGGCGTTGATTTGATAATCACGCTTGGTTGGCGCAATCACTTCCACCGTATCACAAAGCGGTCTGCGGCGTTCAGGGCTGACATAGGCTTTAATGTCATTCAGCAATCGCACATCGGGCAAGCCGGTTTTGGTGAGCACGGCAATACGCACTAAACCGCCACGAGGATTGGATACATTGACATCGGCAATCTCTTGGGACACGGCGCGAGTGTGATAGTCATAAGCGGCAATCGACCCACAGGTCGTAAACGCTTCCGGTGCGGCGAGGATACGTTTACGATAGGCTTCATCATCTTCACGAGCCAGTCCGCCGCTTGATACATCAATATTGGTGACGGTGATTTCACCGTCAAAATTGACCGCACTTTTGAGGGTTTTCACCCGACCTAATTCCCAGCCGTTACCCGATTCACCGGTCTGATTGCACTCGGCTTCGATTTCTACATAAGCAATAAGCGGTGTAATCACATCATCATTCATTGTGATAAATTCCACGTTGTCCGTGGCGGCAACGCGAGTACCTTTGGGGATAAAAATAGAGCTGTGTTCACCTTGCACGCTAAAGCGTAAAATCGTGCGTGCCGGTTTATCTAACAAGCGGTAACAACCGAAAGTTTCGCCACACAAATCCAAAGCTAAACCGGTGGCATATTGCGGAAAGGTTTGACGAAAGGCTTCATTAATCCCTTGGCGGGCTAAACTTTCCCGAAACGCATAGACATTAATCAACAAGCGTTCAATTTGTGCCGGTTGTAACACTTTGCCGGTGCGTTTTTCATAATCGGCTATCGCATCACGCAAAATGCGTTCCACGTTGTCATCAACGGCTTTTACTTCATGTCGGTTCATTGTTTCACCTCGGTGGAATAAATCTCACGATATACATCATCAACCAACGACCAGCTAATCAACAATTCAAAATGGGGCGCAGTGCCGCTTACAAGCACACTATCAACCTCAATACGGTTTTCCCATTTTTGCAAAGCAAGAGTGATTTCCCGCACTATGTTAGGAATAGCGACATCTTCCGGTTGGTCGATATACTGGAAATGGTCGCTACCGAATTCAGGGCGTAGCACGTCTGTACCTTTCAGCGTGTTGAGAATATTGGCAATGCACTGATGAATATCATCAATGCCTTGCACCGCTTGATTTTCCAAGTGTGGCGCAAGTTGCCAGTGGGTCGTTAAGATAGGATTTGTATTCATAGCCTTGATGATACAAGGCTATGGGAAAGGTAGCTTTTAAACTGCTTTAAAGAAAAGTTACTCGGGAAGACCGGTTTTGCCTCCTGAATCACCGGCATGTTTGTGCGTGCCAAGTTCAATTTTACCTTGTTTAACTTTCGGGGCAGAGACTTCTTTGCTTGAGGTGATTTTACCGGTGGCGTGTAATTTACCGTTTATCGTGGTGTCTGCGTTAATTGTTGCTCCACCTGCTGCAGTAGCGGTGAGATGTCCTTGCGTATTCACCACGACATCACCCGTTTTACGGTTATGGGAAATGACCGTACCATTACTGAATTTTTTCATCCAAATATCCGCATCTTGTACCGGTGTCGGGTCTTGTTCATTATAAATTGTCCCCAATACACAACCGCCTTCACCTTTGCTATCTAGCAATAATGCGACCAACTCGCCTACATCGGGTAAGCAGTAGAACTGGTTGCCGCCTGCATTGGGCGTCAGAAAAGAAAGCCATGCTGTTTCTAAATCCTCAAGCGCAGGGATTTTACAACGTACTTTGTGGGTTTTCGGGTCAATTTGCGACACAATGCCTTCTTGGTAGGTTGCGCCAAAATTATGGGTTTGCATTTGTCATCTCCATACCGAGCGTTAATAAATCATCGGGGATAAATTCCAACATTCTCACCTCGATGTTGGTGATATAGCCTTGAGAACGTGAAATACTGTGGCGTGATTGTTTGATTAAATATTTCCCTGAAAATACGCCTAGATTTCGCAATAAAATGGTCGAACCGGCAACCAGTTTCGGATTGCCAATTACCGTAATATCGCCCGCACTTTGGTCTTCATTTTGAGACGACAATGCCGCATCACCCATTGCGTCAATTTGCTCTTGGCTTTCGCCTCGTGTAGTAATTTTTAACGTATCGCCACTGGTGGTTTGAGCTTGTTTTAAGCCCGGACGAAGTGCAGTGGCTTTTTTCGATTTTTTCACTACTTTTTTGCCATTGGTGTCAAAACCTTTAATTTCTACCTGTCTTGCCGTGTCCTTAATGCGGTCTCGCAGACGAATACTTTTGCACTGACTTTCGTCTAACACGGCAACCGGCTCACTTTGCCCCAGTTCAGTTTTATCGGTAAAGACAAGCTGGTTGCCGACAATTTTGAAACTATGATGATATTCACGGGCAAGGCGTGTTAAAAATTCCACATCACGCTCGTGGTATTGGGTAATGCGTTGAATCGAAACCTGACGAATTTTACCCACCACTTTTAACTTCAAACGTTGTGCGACGATAGCGACAACTTGAGCAAGCGTCGTATTCTCATAGGCTTTCGGCTTAAGCGTTCGATTAGATTTAGTAATCCCTGTCGATAAGGCACGCAAGGTAATACTTGAAGGACGGTATTGATATTCCACTTCGTCAATTTCAAACCCACCAATCTCAACCAGCGGTTCACCTTGATAGCCAATCGCCGCTTTGAGCTTGTCACCTTGAGTGGGAAACCATTGCCGAATCCATTTGCCGCTAATATCTTCAAACTGCACGGAAAGCTCGTCTGATTGCCCCTCAAGATAATCAGTGTATGTCAATTCTATGAGTGACGGTTCAATATCGGCGGTGATATTGGTTTTTTCATAAAACAGGGTAAAGTCCGGGCGTTGTACGCTAATCATTATTTCCCCTTAACCATGGCGGCAGATTTTCATTTTGTGCCGGTTTGACATTCAGCACCGGGATATAAACCGTCTCACCGGTCGGCAAGACTTCACAAAAACTGATATGCGGATTCGCTTCAATGATACGGGCATAATCAAGGGCATTGCCGTAGTAATAATAAGCGAGGCTATCCCAACGTTCACCTTGCTTGACAGTGTGTTTAAGCACGGTTTGCGTCATCATTTACCTCCCGTTCGTTTTGATTTTCTTCATCGGTCCGCAAAACAATCCAAGCGGTCATGTTTGCCACAGGCGCACTCAAACTATCGACCCGCTCATTGATATTAGTCAGCGCATTGTCAGAAGGTGTGAACCAATCTTCCCAGCCGGTTTCATTTGCTTGACTGAAATTTTGTTTCATCTGCTGTAAATCAGCATAAATTGCTGTTACATCACGGCTAAATTCAGCGACGACCGGCAACACTTGGCGCACACCATCAAAACCGGATTGCATACCGACTAACTTCCCAAAATTTTCTAATGCGCTGTCTAAATTTGTTATTGTTCCCGGCAAATAGGCAAGAGCCGAAATAGGATCATCAGCAAGCTGACGGATCACCGCAACGGTATTGCGTACTTCATCAATCGCACGTTTACCTTGGTTATAAATCTCAACCCCACGACTCACAACTGTTTTCACGGTTGAGAGTGTAGAGCTTAAACCTTGTGGCAACATTGATCCTAATAACGATTTACCACCAATATTTAATGCCGCGCCTAATAACCCTTGTGTGCTGTTCCCCACAAATTCAGTCAGGCTGATGTTCATCTCACGTGCCAATGCGTTGCCTTTGGCATCAGTGAAAAGTGTGGTAGAGGAAATATCGGTGATCACATAATTGCCTTTATATTTGCCCGCCCCCCAAATCAAAGCGAGAGCTTCTTGCTTAGCTTTAGCGGCAAGCAGGGCTTGATAGCGACTTTCCACGCCGCCAATTTTATGGTGCAGACGAATAGCAAAAGACAGTTCAGTCAGCTTTTCACCCATCGCTTGTAATCGTGGTTTGCCCTTTAACACGGTGTGTTCGGCAAAATCTGCAGCATGATTTTCGGAAAAATCCGTCAGATTGACCGGCTCAAAGGCAATATTGCCCAGCATAAAATACATTAGTAAGCCCTCCGTTGCTGTTGATCTAACACTCGACGTAACATTTGTTCGAATTCATAAGAACCATTACGCAATGCTTGTACGACTTGTTCTTGAATACTGCTATCAGAACCGCTGCTTATGTGAATGGTTGGGTTAAAATTCACTACAATGCCGTTGTTTTGATTGGTTTCATTGTGCGCTACTGCATAGCGATTTAAAGGTTGATAATCGCTGAAAATAGAGGACTGCTCATTTGAATGAGGGTTGAAACCGGGTGTGCGGAAATCCGTAGGCTGATTTAGCCCGAGGAGATTGCCGATAAAATTTGCCCCGACTTTGATGTCGTCCCACAAAGATCCTAAAAAGCCTTTTTTCTCTTTTAATAACGGTTTAAATACGGTTTCAGCCCCCTTTAAAACGGGTTCAAATTTGACCGCACTTTTTGCAACCGGCGCATGAACCACCGGTGCGCGCAGTTTTTTCGGTGCGGCTTTTTTCACTTTCTTGCTCATTTTATCCACGGCTTGTGTGGCTTTTAGGGCGTTATCGGCAATGCCTAATGCTAAACCGGTGGCAATATTGTCACCATAGCCTTTAAATACCCGACTAGGGGAGTGAATACCCAGTTTTTCTTTGAACCAACCTTTAATTCCATCACCTAAATCGGAAACAATTTGCTTTGCACCTTCCCATGCGTTACGAATCCCATTGACTAAGCCATCAATCATATTTTTACCAAAGTCGGTAAATTTGCTCGGAATATCAATGCCAAACCACGACAGCACCGAAGAAAAGATTTGTTGGAATAAACCCAATGGCGACCAGTTTAAAATCGTGGCAGTGATGTTGCCGATGCCGGAGCTAAAGAAAGTTTTGATATTTTCCCAAATATTGCCAAACCAAGCCGGGATACCATTCCAAACATCTGACAAAAATTGCCCACAAGCTGCGGCTTTTTCGCCAATCCATTGCCACATTTGACTAAATTTTTCACTTACCCAGTCCCAGTTATCCCAAAGTAAATAGGCAAGCCCTGCAATTACCGCTACCGCAATGCCGATGGGATTGGTAAGGAAGGCTCGACCAACGGTAATAATAGCCGTTTTTACAACACCCAAAACAGTGACCAACTTGTCGAATGCTGGCAATATGGAAATAAGTAAGACTTTGACTACATTGATAAATCCACTACTAAAAGAAGAAAGTAAAGGTTTAAACCATGTAAAGGCTTTTGATAGTAAGCCTGCCCCAGCTTTGACTTTAAAAAACATGCCAGCAAGACTACTGAAAACACCTATAATAAGAGATAATCCTGAAAAGCCGGTCGCAATACCTAATCCTACTTTAAGTAAGGTCGATACCAGTTCTTGATTGTTGCTAATCAAATCTGAAATCCAATGCACCATAGGCATAAGCCCTTGAACAAAGTTATTGATAACAGGTAAGAGTGATGAACCGAGCGTAATTCCTACTTCAGTAAAGCTATTTTTCAATAGCTTTAAACTATTCTCAGTCGTTGCACTGCGCGCAGCAAATTCTTTTTCCATTGATCCCAAATACTTCAAGTTACCGTTTTCATCCGTCTCCTGCAATGTGGAAATACTTTTCTCAAGTAAATCAACATTACCAGCAAGAGAAGACACATCATCTGCATATTGTTTGCCAAATAAATCAACCAAAACCCCGGTTCTTTTCGCTTTTGGCAGTTTTTCGACACGTTTTAAGAAATCAACAATAGCCCCTTGACCATCCTTAGCAATGTTCTTTTTGAGTTGTTTGGCTGAAATTCCAACCTCTTTTAATGCTGCTTGGAATGCCTTCCCCCCTTTATCTGCAGTATTAAGTGAGGTAAGCATACCGTTGATCGCTGTACTTGCTACTTCGGGCGATTTACCTAATGAAATAAAAGTATTAGCTAACGCAGCGGCAGCATTTTCAGTAAGCCCAAAATCTTTTGAAACACCGGCAATACGTCCTAACGTATTAACTATATCAGAGGCTTTTGCCGGGGAACTATTTGAAAGTTCATTGATCGCATCGCCTAAATTTCCAATTTTGCTAATCGGGATTTTGTACACATTGGCGAGTTTCGCCATTGAATCACCGCTTTGTTCTGCCGACATATCAAAGGCAACGGACATTTTAGCAATCGTTGTGGTGAAATCTTTCAAATCCTCTTCGTCGACACCGAGTTGACCACCTGAAGCTGTAATTGCGGCTAATTCTTCAGCTGTCATTGGTAATGTTCGGGTAAGATCTAAAATGTCTTTAGATAATTCAGCAAAGCCTTCTGGCTTTTTAAAATCTACGACTTTTTTTACATCAGCCATCGCACTTTCAAACGCAATAGCAGGTTGAGATAATGCCATAATGCTTGAACCTAGACCGGTAACTGTTGTAATCGCTGTTTTAAACGAACCTTTTGCGAGGTTAAACATTGAACTTGTTTTTTGTTCAGCTGATAACGTGCTATCCTTTAACGATTTAAATGCGCTAGTGATATCTTTGATGCCGGAAATTGCCCCTTTTACACTAGCACCAATAACTAATCCTATTGCGAGTTTGCTTGAGATCATTTATAGTTCCTTTTGATTACTTAACGGCGAGGGAAAATGAAATGTTAATGAAACTTATTGATGAAGTTTTTGGCATAATTGGCGTCATTATCGGTTTCCTTGTATTAATTATTGGTGTAGGAATTGCTTATCACTATTATCCTGTTATAACTTGTATCATCGGTGGCTTGTTCCTTTTGGGAGCGATTGTCAGTGGATTGGATATATCATTATCCAACGAACAAGCGGAAAAGTTGGGGGCAATTGTTGCTATTTTTTTAGTTATGTCTGCCGCTGGTTTTGCTTTTTACTTCTTCCCTAAAACAACAGGTGTAATTATTTTTTTGATTGTGTTGGGATTTGTTATAGAACAAATAGAAAAAAGAAAATCTCAAAAAATCCCTCAATCTTAAACCACTCCTAAAATAACAACAAAGCCGCTTAAATAGCGGCTTTTGTGTAATTGGCTTTTATCTGACGTTGGGCTTGAATAAGCCACCGTTCAACTTCATCCAGTGTCATCTCTTCCAACTCGGAATGAGCAAAACCAAACCAAAACGCTAAATCCGCCAATGCTACATTAAGTTGTGCTAGTTCAACTTTCCCTTTTGCATTTTTTCAACCACTTCAGCCGCACGTTTAAAGTCTGCAATATCCAGCGCCTCCAAGTCTTCAGGCACTAAACCGGTGACGATAGCAAGCAAGCTAATACTTTGTTCTACATCGGTATTACCTGTCATTTTACGAATATCTTTGACTTTCGGACGACGGATATTTAACTCGGTAATTTGTTTGCCTTCACCATTAGTGATAGGGAAATCAAGGGCGACAATAACGTCAGACATAAAAAACTCCTTTGTGAGTAGGTTGTTTAACTTTCACAAAGGAGTTTACTTAAATGAGGCTTAAAGGGCTTTTAAACTACTTTAAAGAATTATTGCCCGATATTGGTGCGGTATTTTTGCAGCACATCTTGACCGTTTACCCGGTAGATATTGGCAAGCACGTCCACAAACAAAATTTCCTTGCCACCGAGCACTTGCTTAATCGACATGATTTGGAACGTATCCGAATGCTCTGTCGCTTCCTTGTTTTTAAAGCTCCCACCGGTGGTTTTGTTAAATGCCACATTCATCATCGTGACAAGGGGTTCTTCTGCAGCAAGTCCGCGTGAATCGAACACTTGTAAATTAGAACGTGCCATGAGCTGAATGTTTTTATACGGGTTATAAACTTGAGATCGCACTTCCGGATAAAAGCTATCCCAAATGACTTCACCTTCCATGGCATTAAGCCCAGCCGGGAGTTTCACTGTGCCGTGCAACCCTAAGCCTTTATGTTCAATAAACTCAAACTCGATGTCGGGCAGTTTAAACTCTTTGGCTTTACCTAAAAGTGAATTGCCGTTGATATAAACATTGGCATTCACAATTTGATTAATCGCTGTACTCATTCATTTCTCCTTAGCGTTGTGAAACCAAGTTCACAAGGTATTTACGGGTCATCACGGATTTGTTTGAAATCAATTCCGCCGGGAGTTTTGGTGTGTAGTCATAAACCAGCGGCACATGACCTTTACTAAACTCATCAGCTAAGTCTGTATCGTGGTCGAGGCTGACGCTATACCCCACAATGCTTGGTAACGCACGCAGATAGGTGTCCACAGTTTCCAAGAGGCTGTCAATCAACGCATCATCAATCGGGCGGTCGATAAATTGCAACTCGGTGCGACGGATAGATTCATCAATCAAATCCCCGGTACGTAACGCCGTTTCAAAGTTAATGATATGGGTCACAGTTGGATAGTTTGATGAGCGATTACCCCAAAGGCGGAAACCTGTACCGAAGCTGTTAAAAATCGTCGTAATCCCCACCGCATTAAGCAAATTGGTTTCTGATTGTTCATCATCAACACGGGCAGTCAATGGGACTTCCATACCAATCACACCTTGCAACTGACGATTCGATGTGGAGAACCAGTAGCCGTTGTCGGTATCGGTTTTCATGCGCAAGCCTGCAGCATGCACCGCTAAACTTTCAAGGGTGTTATTTGAGCCTTGAACATACGGGAAGAAGTGGCGCACCCGTTCAGAGCTTGCTGAAGCATTTAATGTACCTAATGGTCCACGTCCTTGAATGGCTTTTGATAGACTTGTGCCTTTTGGTAATTGCACATACGCCACGGCTTTAAGTTGCTCCGCAAGGGTCGCAAGTGCGGCTGCACAACTGGCGGTTTTATCAAATTCAGGGCAGATTAAGATTTTGGCGTCTGCACCGAATAAGTTGAACCCATCACGCAATAATTCAAAGCCCTGACGTTTGCCCGTGGCTGAATCAATGCCACCTTTGATATCTTCTTCGGTAACCTTTGTCGGGTCAGCATAATCATAGGTCGCTTTTAACTCCTCATAGCGTGCGTTTAACGTAATTTCACCGGTTTGCATATTGACGGTGTAATCCGTGTCCTCGGTCAGCTCACGGTCTGCCGTTAAGGTTAAATTCAGCAAGCCTACTTGGGCGGTTTGTGCGCGCAACGTGTTGCTATCTTGCGTTAATACCTCGTCAGTGACGTTAGTTCGATGTTTTGCCGGGTCAAGCACATTGACCACATAAACCTTACCTGCTGCATAACGTGCTAAAACGTCAAAGGCATCAGGCAGAGTAAAACCTTTATTTAAAATCACACCAAATTGTGCAAAGTCTTTTTTAGTTTGGCAGACGGTGAGTTCATTCACCGCACCGACAGGGGCGGTACCGACAATGCCGATAATCGCACCGTCCACGGTTTCCACCGCAACAGAGCCACCTGCCACGCGTGTTGTTTTTGTCCCATGATGAAATGCCATAGTTTGTTATCTCCTAGGGTTGATTGGGTTTCGTTTCATCCGCACGGCGGTAAAGTGCGGTGGTAAATTTGGTCAAATTTTGCGACTTGCGGTTTTCCACTTGCCACGTTTCTGTTTGGATAATCAGTTGGTATTGCCAAAGTCCTCGGTCTTCGCCTGCAAATTCTTCGCTGATAAGATGACAGGGCGTGCAGTTTGTCGGCTTAAAACCCACAACCGCAAGACGCACTTGGTCGAGCATATCCAGTGCACCGGTGTCATCGTGCTGGCTACGAGCAATCACCGTGAGCGCAACCAACACTTTGCGACGCTGTTGGATAATGTCGGTGCTATCAAGACTTTCAAATCTTGACCCGGCATACTGCACCAACACCGCCCCAAACTCGTCAGTAAGGTTGTAGTGTTCCAAGTCATCGGGGAATAATTCGATAGAAAACCGTTGGGTTTCGGTTTCAATCTGCTGACGAATACTTTCCAAAATCGGCAGTGTGGCACTCATCTTAATACCCCGATAAGTCTAACTTTTGCGGTGCACGGGCTTTGAACTTTAGGGCGGACGGCAGGTTGTCATCCTCACTACCGCCCAGCTCAGTTAAACCAAGGTGTAGCTTGCCGTTGGCAATCCGTTCTAAATCTTTCAATGCCTGCGCATGGGTGTCTTTCACGTTATCCGGAAAGCCTTTACCGTCCGGACGGCGTGAATACAGCCAGTGGCGAGCTAACTGCAAACAGATATTACGCACAAGGGTCGGCACTTGGTTTAACGGCAACACATAACGGGAGCGTAAATAGCCGTCCACAGTTTCCGTGGCGTATTCACAAGCCTTGTTCAATACGATTTGGTCGGCTTCTTGCGCACGGGAGGTGTCGTTTGAAAGTGCAATGAGCGTGCTTTCACTCATCACTTCCGTTAAATCTTGTGCCGAGATATACATTATGCGTCACCTGCTTCTCTTTGTGCTCTACGCTTTTTTTCCTCTGCAGCAAGACGTGCCTTTTCTTCTGCTTCCGCCTTCGCTTTGGCTTCAGCCTCGGCTTTAGCCTTTGCCTCCGCTTCAAGACGCGCTTTTTCTTCTGCTGCTTTGCGAGCCTTTTCTTCTGCGGCAAGACGTGCTTTTTCCGCTTCAGCTTCTGCCTGTTGGCGTTTTTCTTCATCTTCGTCTAATTTCACATAAAGCGAGATTTTTTCGGCTTCAGAATCAGTCAATTCAATTTTGTCGCCTTGTTCATAACGTTTTCCGTTATGCAAAACCGCCATAGCAGTAATAACAGCGTAAAGTTTAGTTTTATTCATTGAGGTTTCTCCCTGTGAAAATCGGTTTCAACATAACCGCACTTAAAGCAGGTTTAAATGCGGTTTAAATTCAGCTTAAAGACAGCCTTTGATTAAGTAACCGGCTGATGCCCCCACTAAGTGTGGTTTGTGAATGTCAGTGGTACGGATGACTTCGATTTTGCCGCCGTTTTCTTTGTAGGTATCCACAAATAAACCATTATGGCGACGTACGGTGTAACCGTAAGACGGCTCATAAACTGTCCCTTTACGCTCTGCTGAACGTGGTGCAACGTAGGCAAGCACGATAGCATCGCTCCAGATGTCTTTAAGTTGTGAGTTTTCTTCATACACCGCTTCGCCGATTTTCACGGTGTCAATACCGATTAATTTGGCAAAGACCTCCGGGGTCACAATCGCGACTTGGGAATATTTGAGTTTTTCAATCACCGCAGGGTGCTCTTTTAATGCTGCCCATACATTACCGGCAATCACGCACACGTTCGGTTTACGACCTATGGCACGTTTTACTGCACGAATCCCAGTGTCGAACATCCCGAAAATGTCGGCAGATTTATCGGTAACTTTAGATGTGCCGCTTAAGGTGATTTTGTTCCCTGCGTCATATTTGGTTTCATCAAGGGCAAGAGTTGCCACTTCTTTTTCACGACCAAGGGCAATGACATCTTGGGTGGTCGTTAAGGCAAAATGACGGAGCGAGAAAATGGCTTCGTTTTCTTCACGATAGTCGATAGCGTATTCCACGTCGTGCTCTTCTAACGCCACATCAATGGCGGTGATGTCTTCCGGGTCGAGGCGGTTAGATGTTCCCCGTAAACTACGCACGGTGCTTGGTAAACGGAAAGCAAGGCGACCGAATTGCGGAATTTTGCCCGCTTCTTTGTCGATTTCTACCGTTGGCATTAAGGTTTCCCCGATTAATTCAGAGTTGTAGTAGCCTTGGGCAAGTTTGGTTAAAACCGGGTCTTGCACGCGCAGTGCTTGAAGATTATGTGCGGCCATAATAATTGTCCTTCTTACTTGTAGATTGCGTTAAATGCGGCGGTATAGCTCACATTGTGTTCTTTGGCATACGCCATGATTTTTTGGTCGGCTTCGATGCTGGCAGGACTCGTACCTTCCGCATACGATACCGTGTTATCTTGTGACGCAGGGGCATTGTCTTTGGTTGCCATTTCGGTGAATTCGAGAATTTGCGGTTGGGCTTCCAAGAATGCTTTAATTTTTGAATGCAGGTTTTCACCTTCACCAAATTCAACTACGCCACCGGCTACGGTGGTTGAACCGTAATTTAATAAATCAATGGCGTGTTGTTTCGCCACCGGTGCCAGTTTGCCGGCTTTAACTAACCCTTCGGCAAAGTCGGCGTTTTCCGCTTTGGCTTGGTTGAGTTCAGCTTCGGCTTTAGCGGCTTCGGCTTGCGCTTTTTCCGTTTTTAAGCGTTCGTTTTCCGCTTTGAGTTGTTCAATTTCTTCAGGGGTCATAACATCTCCTTGGTTTTGGGGTTCTTCTGAAGTTGGGATGGGGGGCGATGCCGGTTCGTTAAAGTGCGGTGTTCCGACTTCCTCCGGTTGCGCCTGTTGGTATTCTTTGCGAATTGATGCCTCATGGACGCTGGCGACCAAATAATCAGGCAAGGCACTATCGGCTTCCTCTTGACCGTATTTGCCGATAAACCAATCGCGCAGACGTCGCCAAAGGTTGGCAGCCATCCAATCTGAAAACTCCACGACACCTTGCTCGTTGTCAGCAAATTCAGGGTTTCGCAAGCCTTTTACAGCAGGAGGCATAGCTCCTAAAAAACCGACGTGGCGTAAATAGAGGCTTCCCGGACAGGGATTGTTCGGGCTGTCAGCAAGATAGAACGAGGAGGAAATTTTTTTAAATCGTCCTTTTTCCACCATTTCGGCAAATTCGGGGTCAATCTGATCAAATTCGGCAAGCAATACCTCGCCGTCTAACTGCAAGCGTTTTACCCAACCGTAGGCGGGGGCATTGTGCTTAGGGTGTCCAATCACCGCAGGGGACTCGTGGTATTCGACGCTGTAAGCGTCAACGGCTTGCTGTAAATCGGCTACTGTGATTTCCACGACGTTGCCATTGGCATCGGCTCGTTTACCGGCTTTGAAAATTTCGATGAGTTGCATAGGCTATCCTTTCGTTGAATGGGGATAGCATAAGAAAAAATAAGGGATTTAGATTTTAAAGTGCTTTAAAGACTTTGAGGGGAAAGTGGGAGAAAAGAAAAAAGCAATCGAACAAGGCAAACGCAATAGCGTTAAATTCGATTAAATTGCGATTAAATTTTTATTTTTTCATAAAAGTGGAGTCATCATACCATCAACAAAAGAAAACGCCACTATGGGCGTTTTAGGGCGTTTTTCTAAATTAAGGGACAACCGGATCACTTTTTGATGATCTTTGCTGTTCAGTATTACAAATTTTGGTCGATTTGACGTTGCAAAAGTGCGGTCGCTTTTTTCAATAATTTTTGTTCATCAGAGGGGGAGACACCCAACCAAGGACGTGCCGGTATCACGGCTTTTTTCGCAAACACATTGCTCTTACCGAATTTTAACCGCTTGGCTTTTTTCGGTGTTATCGTGCCACCAAACTGGTGCAAACGGGCGTATTTAGCGTCAGAACCGAATTCTAAACGGTTGTCATCGTAGTTATAGGCGGTTTTATCTGACAAATAACCACCTTGTCTTAAGATTTTATCATTACCCTTAATTTGTTGGGTGATGGGTGAAAGTGGCTGCCATTTTTTACCCTGTGGATCAACTTCTGCCTCAAAGCGGACTTTGTGCAGTTTTTTTAAGGTTTCGCCCAGTACGCCATAGAGCTTACGGGGCTTTTTAAGTTGATGGGCAATGCTGTTTAACTGCTTTGCCGCTTGGGTGTCGTTGAGGGTAATTTTAATCATAACTTTGATCTCGTAGAATAAAAGCGTGGTAATGTTGCCACGCTTTGAATTAAGGAAATTTTATGTCTAATTACGAAGACTATCTTTTAAGAAATATTTTTGTTGCTCAAGTTGCAACGTTGGCAAAAGCGATAAAAGCTGAAAAGCTTGCTCAAGGAACGAAAACCACAAGCGATTGCTATCGTTAAGCCGTCATTGAAATTAAACGGAATCGTGAGAAGATTTTATCTCTTCTTGATGAGATAGAAGCGCATTACTAATTTCAAAACGTTGGTAATCTTGAGCATAGGCTCTAATCCAATGTAAGACAGCAATAATTTCGTTAATTGTTAAGCCTCGGAATTGTGGTAACAATTCTAGGGCTTTTTTTCTTTCTTCAAGTTCAGTCATTTTTATTCTCCTATTGATTAAAAAATAAGTTGGGGGTATAGTGTTCTCAGCGGTGGGGGTTTCCTACTGGAAAGGTTGCTTGGCGAAAGCCCGCATTATCCTGTTCGAATCAGGCGAGCCACCGCAATAATCACAACTCTCCATATAACACTTCAAAACGTCCCAATGCGCTTAAATCTTCTAATCGGCTTGCTGTTCTGACCATATTCAATTTATGTGGTAGTTTTTTACCGCTTAGTGCATCTTTCAGTTTAATTTCATAATCCATTTTTACCGCAACTTTGCCTTGTTCCGTTTCATACACGAAAAGCAGTGTGGGTTGCTTTTGTTGGTTATCCAACAAAATTGCAGCCGGGTTTCTCAACTTTTCCGGTAATTGTTCCCAAAATTCAACAGGTAAATTAATTCCCTTGGCTTGTTTGCTGTCACGTAGAGCGTGTAGTACGTCGTCATCACGCACAGCAATCACCGCTGATTGTGGGGCTTTTTGTAGTCCCTCCAATTTATCAATGACTTTTGCCGGAATGACTCCCACATTTTTGATTTGTCCACGAGCGATTTTTTCGCTTGTGACGGTATCGACCATCGTTTTCATTGCGCCGTTTAACATCAAAAGCGCACGTGGGTTTTGTAATACGTTATCAATCAGCAAACTCGCTAGGCGAGGCTCTGCACTGACAAATTTATTGAATAACAGCTGATCTACATCTGCATTTCGTCCGGCAGTCAAGCGTTCAAAATTATGCGGAGCAAACCCCACATCATAACCTTTTGGTACTCGCACGGTGCGGGGATTACCGGAACGAATACCTACGGTTTTATCAGTCCATTCGATGTCAGGCGATTGGCTCACCGTTCTGCCCATTTCCTTTAAATCATCTTCATCATGGGCGGTCACGGTACAGTGGCAGCCATAGGCTTTAATCGGGTAGTAATAACGCCAAAAAGGATCGGTTGCCGGTAAAATTGTGCCGTCAAGATCAATATGCTCTTGACGTGGGTGTGCATTGTCGTGATGGTGATATTCCCAATAGGGCATCACATCCGCCAAATCAAGGTGCTGTTGTAACCGACCTCGGTTATAGGCGGCGTAAACGTTCGTGTCGTAAATAATCCGGGTGCGCCAGTTTCTGCCGCCTTTGTAATCCCAACCGGTTTTTGCCACAATCTCGTCAAAACGTTGACGAAAGCCTTCTAAGGTTTCGCCGTTTGCAATGGCATCATCTAATGCTTCACGAAAAGCCAATAGCACCTCGTTGCGATTTGCCCCTGCCACCATAAAAAAGTAGTCGTGTTCTTCGCCGAGTACGTCTAAATAACTGTTGGTCGGTAGGTTAAGTTTTTTCTCAAAATACTTGACCTGTTGTTCAAAGGTAAATTTATCCATCATTTACGCTCATCTTCTACGGATTGCCGTCCGGCAAATTGGGCGGCGGTTGATCCCCACGTAAGGAGTTCGCCATATTCGGCAAAACTTAATTCAGGGATCAGACTGTCAAGTTGAGTGCGAAAATCTTCTAGGCTTTCCGCTTGCCCAAGTTGATCACGGATACCTTGTAACCAATTTTCAACATGGGTTTCACCTTCCACTTCTAATTGTTCGCCGATGGTTTCTATCACGCTTTTAGGGATAGGTTCGGCAAATTCTGCAGTATTTTTCACCGCACTTTTTTCTACCTGTATTACAATATCGCCGTCTTCAAATCCGTAGGTGCGTTGGATATACTGCTCGGTAAAGTTGACGCCCATTTCCGTTAAAATTTTGTCACGTTCGGCTTGGAGCTTATCAATGCTTTCTTGCTCAAACAGTTCAAAGGTAGGCAAGGTTTCAACGTTAAAATTCAGCTCGCAAATCCACGTTAAAAGCTGATTAAACACCCCTTCAACAAGACTGGCATCGTCATCACGAATATCATGGGTGACTTCTAAACCGGCAGTGGCACTCGCACGGTTGGCTTCCGCCTCTGTAGTTTGGTTTTGACCGAGTAAGGCAATGGCGATTTCGGACTTACAATAACGCAGGAAATCATCAAACACTTGAGAGCTTGCGCCTTTGCTGGCACTCTCTAACATACTTATTGAACTATCGTCGGGAATGGCGGCTACGGCTGTACCGAGCATAGCTTCCATGCTGTCGAGTAATTCGTCAATTTCATGAGTTTGGGCTTGCCGCGGATGTTTACCCACAAGCCATGGCGAGCCGTATTTCTCCATAAATTCAAGCCAAAACTTAAAGCCGCCTTTTTTGAAAGTGGCTACCCAAAAGCACATGGCAAGGTCGGCACGCCCGTAAGGATTCATATAGTCCGCTTGTTGTGTGGCGAGCAAGAATTTCTTTTCCGGTACAAGTTCACCGTTGTAGTGGTCTTTCGTGCGCAACATCAAGCGGTTTTCTTCATCAAAGACAAACCATTCTTGCGGTTTACCCACCACGGCAACCGGTAAAAATAAGCCGTTTTGATTTTCCCACATCACTTCTAAGGCTTGATAACCAAAGAGTGTGGCATCGAGAATTTGGGTGATAATATGGCATATCAGTAAGTCAATATACCGGTATCATGTCTTATGCGGATTTTGCTGATTAACTTCTTTAAACCACTTTAAAATACGTCAAACTTAATCTGTTTTAAACTCCTTTTAAGTCATCTTAGAAGGAGTTTTTATGTCTTCCCTAGTCATTAATAAAATCGTCATTCACTGTTCCGCCACCCAAAACGGCAAAGCATTACGCACACCAACCCAAACTGCTGCACAACGCATTGATGAATGGCACAAACAACGTGGTTTTAAGCGTAACCTAGCACTGACAAAACAATTCAACCCACACCTAAAACATATCGGCTATCACTTCATTATTGATGTTGACGGCACGGTAGAAACCGGTCGCCGTGAGGGAGAAACCGGTGCGCACGTAAAAGGACATAATCTCAACAGTCTTGGCATCTGTTTAGTGGGCGGTATCACCAAAGATAAACGCAACCACGGTGAATATACCACCGAGCAATGGCTTGCCTTGCACAAATTGTTGCGCACGCTTGAAGCCAAATATCCCAGTGCTCGCATTTGTGGACATCGTGATCTAAGTCCTGATCGCAATGGAGACGGCACAATCACACCGAATGAATGGATTAAAGACTGTCCGTGCTTTGATGTATGGAGCTGGTTAGATACCGAGCAAATTATCAATGTTGATCACTTATTTAAGGAGTAAATGATGAGTAAACGAGTAAAAAACACTACTGTGCCAAAAGGTGGTTTCGGGTATTACAAAACACTACGTTGTAAAGCAAGCAATAATGCTAAACGAAATAAAACAATCAACGGTGGCACAACGGCTGCAACTGCTTTCTACTTACGTTGGAGTTACTAATGGCATTGAAAGAACTGATTACTAACGCCGATGGGCGATTGTCAACGACCGCTTTTATCCAATTTTTCGGAGCGTTACTCATGGCTGGGATCTTATGTTTCTGTGTATGGCTTGACCGCCCTTATGTGCCTGAAATGTTTATGATCTTTGCGATTTTCTGTGCCGGTGGCGCTGCAACCAAGGGCTTTGCTAATGCACTAGGGAGAGATAAAGGATGATGAGTTATCTCTATCTTGGCGTGATTTTCGGGCTTGCCGTTTTATGGGGTTATTCTCATTTTCGGGTGAAACATTTGAAAAGCCGACTTGAAAAAACGCAAGAAAAACTGACCGCACTTGAAGCTCAAAAAGCGGTGGTTGAAACCCAAGTCAAACATTTTGAAGTAAGGAAAAAGCATGAAGAAAACAGTCATAGCGCTCGCCGTGATGATGTCATTGAGCGCTTGCAACAATCGGGCGATCTCCGTGATTAATCCAAGTTGTGCGGGGTTTGGTGTCATTAAAGCAAGCCGTCAAGATACTACGGAAACCCTGCGCCAAATTGCGGTACATAACGCTACTTATCGGGAGATTTGTTCCTCGGCTAAGGAGAGCAAATGATAGAGGCTATTGAATTTATCCAAAAATATTGGGCTATTGTTGTAGCGATTGCCGGTGCGGTTTGGACGTATTTTTGGCTCACCATGGACAGCAAATACGCCAAAAAGTCCGATGTTGCCGCTTTGGTTGAAAGTATCAAAGGCAATGACAAACGTTTAACCGGCGTGGAAACCAAATTAGAAAATCTCCCCACTTCGGAAGATTTAGCCAAAATTCAAATTCTGATGACGGAAATTAAAGGTGAAACCAAATCCACCCACACCCAAGTGCAGGCAATGAGTCATCAGGTGGCACTCTTAATAGAAGCCAAAGTATTAAACAAGGAATAACTATGCAAAGCATTTTTCATCAAGACCAACGGCTTGTGATTTTACGCTCACTCGTGGACGCAGGCTATGACGCGAATGAATCCATTTTAGATGATTGCTTGGCACTTTACGGACATAAAATCAGCCGGGATTTAGTCCGTAATCATTTGAACTGGCTTGAGGAGCAAGGGTTAGTTCGCATTGAACGATTAAGCAACGGTTTTATGATTGCGACCATCACCCAGCGTGGTTTAGATGTGGCTAATGGTGAAGCGATTGTTGAAGGGGTAAAACGCCCTCGTCCAAAAATTTAATCCTGCTTAAACCCCGATTTAAGCAAGATTTAAGGAGGATTAAATGACAGAAAAAAATACCCGTGGGCGTGCCAGCAAAGTGGATTTATTGCCGCCTAATATCAAAACCCAACTAGCGATGATGTTGCGTGACAAGCAGTTCTCCCAAGCGCAGATTTTAGAAGAAATTAACGATTTAATTCGAGACTGTGGCTTGCCGGAATCTGCACTATTAAGCAAAACCGGGTTAAACCGCTATGCCAATCGTATGGAACAAATGGCAAGTAAAATCCGCAATGCCCGTGAAGTGGCTGAAATTTGGACGAAACAATTCGGTGAAGCCCCACAAAGTGACATCGGTAAGTTACTGATGGAAATTGTGAAAAACCTTGCGTTTGAAACCTCTATTGGCATAAGTGAAAGCGAAAAAGGAGCAGACCCGAAATCCCTTGCTTTATTAGCTAGTGCGGTGCAACGGTTGGAACAAGCGGAAAGCCTTTCTCATAAGCGAGAGCAAGCTATTCGTAAAGAAATGGCACAGCTTGCCGCTGAAACTGCTGAAAAGGTGGTATTGCAAGCAGGCTTATCTCAAGCAACTGTCGCACAACTGAAAGCTGAAATTTTAGGAATTGCATAATGACCGAAAATACCGTGCCGGATTTTATCCCCTTTGACCCAAACGAACTATTACTAGGCTATCAAAAACGTTGGATAGCGGATAAATCGCAACTCAAAATTGCCGAAAAATCCCGTCGAACAGGGCTGACATGGGCGGAAGCTGCAGATGATGCGCTGATAGCCAGTCTTGCCAAAAAAGACGGTGGCTCGGATGTGTTTTATATCGGCTCAAATAAGGAAATGGCTCGTGAGTTTATTGACGCGGTAGCAATGTGGGCGAGAGCCTTTAATTATGCGGCAGGTGAAATTCAGGAAGAAGTGTTAGAAGACGAAGACAAAGCCATTTTGACTTACGTGATCTATTTTGCTTCGGGCTTTAAAGTCAAAGCCTTATCCAGTAACCCGAAAAACTTACGGGGTATGCAAGGGGTCGTGGTGATTGATGAAGCCGCCTTCCACGAATATCTTGCGGAAGTGTTAAAAGCGGCACTAGCGCTGACCATGTGGGGCGCAAAAGTGCGGTTGATTTCCACCCATAATGGCGCAGATAACCTCTTTAATGAGTTGATTTTAGATAGTCGTGCCGGCAAAAAACGTTACTCGGTGCATACCATTACCCTTGATGACGCCTGTGCGGAAGGCTTGTATCAGCGTATTTGCCAAGTGAGCAAACAAGTCTGGACGGCGGATAAAGAAGCGGAATGGAAAGAAAACCTACTCAACGACACCGCCACCAAAGAAGATGCGGAAGAAGAATATTACTGCGTGCCAAAAAATGGTTCGGGCTTGTGGCTTTCCCGTGCCTTGATTGAGCGGCAAATGAGAGAAAGCACACCTGTAATCCGTATGACAGCAAAAGATGGCTTTAACCTTGTACCTGAACCAACACGTTATAAAGAAATGCAAGACTGGTGCGAAGAAACACTTAATCCGATTTTAGCCACCTTAGACAATACCCAATTACACTTTTTCGGTGAAGACTTTGCCCGTAGCGGCGATATGACCTCTTTTGTCGTTTTAGCCCAACAACAGAATTTAACCAAACAAGTTCAGTTTATCGTTGAGCTGGGCAATATGCCTTACAAACAACAAGAACAAACTGTGCTATTTATTTTAAAACGCCTTCCCCGTTTTGCAGGTGCTGCATTTGATGGACGCGGTAATGGCGGTTATTTAGCGGAATCCGCTCAAGATGCTTTCGGTTCGCTGATTGAAAGTGTGCAGCTGTCGGAAAAATGGTATCGGGAACATACCGCGCCCTTTAAAGCCGCACTGGAAGACGGTGAACTTGAGGGCATTCCCAAAGATGCGGATATTCTTGCGGATTTGCGCTCATTCCAAGTAGTGAAAGGTGTGCCACGCATACCGGATAAGCGGGTGAAAAGTACAGACGGTAAAAATAAACGCCATGGCGACACCGCTATTGCCTTGTTATTAGCCCATTATGCCAGCCGCCAGCTAGTTCAGTTACCGGTGAAAGCTCACAGTCGCCGCCCTCGGGCAAGTCGCAAAATGACAGAAGGATATTAATCAATGACACCCAAAAAACAAGATTTAATCAAGGTTATTGCAAACCGTGCCAGAGCTATCGACTATTGGTCGTTTATGCACTATTTGCCGAACCCTGACCCGGTTCTCAAGAAAATGGGCAAAGATATTTCCGCCTATCGTGAAATTTTATCAGACAGTCATGTAGGCGGCTGTGTCCGCAGACGAAAAGCCGCTATCAAAGGGCTGGAATGGCGACTCACGCCAACGGGCAATGAAAAAACAGACGAGATTTTGACCGCACTTTTTGACCGCTTGCCAATAAGCCATATTTCTTCCCGTTCCAAATCATTTTCTTTGAAGTATCTTTTTTAGTTTTATCGTATTCGGTCATTGCTGACATAGTTAATTCCATAATTTTTTTCCCTAATACTTTGATTTCATTCTCACCTTCAAAAGCAGATAATACGGCAGCATTTGAAAATAGCATTACCAGATTCTCGTCACTATTATTTGGTGATGGGGTAACGATAGTCATTATGCTTTTTACTTTATGTGTTTTTTTATCAAGTGTAATAATCACACCAAAGTTATCTGAAAACATATAATTAGCAACATCATTGACTTCTCCCTCAGTAACTTTAGGATTTTTTTCCATTTTGAATGGAGATTGCGCATTTTTTAATGCTTTATCAATTCGAGTTGAAAACTTCTTAAGTTCAAGCCCAAGGGTTTGCACCTGTTTTACATCTTCTTTTGACATTTCTTGTACTTTTACTTCTTCAGCAATTTTTGTTTTTGTTGCAATAGCTTCGACTTGATTTTGATTATCATGTTTCTCATCCTGTGTATTTTCCGCTTTTATGTCTTGAAGATGTTGTTCTTGTTTAGAGTCGGTTTGTTGTGGTGTTTCAGCTTTAGGCATAACTATTAAAACAGTTGCAATTAGTCCGATCAGCCCAACAGAAAAGCCCGCTAAATGTCGGATAATCGCACCATATCCCTTCTTACTGTAAAATTTTGCAACCATAAACCAAGTTAAAACAAAGACGATGAGAGGTAATAGTTCCATAATTTGCTCCTTAGATTAATTGTAAATAGAACGATGAAATAATAGACTAAAAATAAATATTTACCCATAAAAAAACGCCCTTTCGGACGTTTTTTTCTCACTTTTAGCGGTTATGCATTGCCAAACATATCAAATTGGCGTCTGGCGATTTCTTCTTTTGTGACACGCTTCACAATTTGATAAATCCACTGCATCGAGCAGTTATATTTTCGGGCGAGTTCTCGGTGATTTGAACCGTTAAATTCATTAAAAATTTTGCGGTCACGTTCGCTCAATAGCAAGATTAAATTGCGTGGGATATAAATCACCTCACCGCCCCAACTTTCGGCGATTTTCCCAGCGATTTCTATGCTGATTTGTTGCGCGAGAGACGGGTCAATGCCGGCAATATGTTGTTTGATTTTGACTTCGGAATGCTTGGCTAAATCCGCTAAAATCTCAGGCGCTTTTTCGTTAAATGTTTCCACTTTTTCGTTCAACATAAACACCTCAACCGGGGAATTGATTACTATTGATGAAAATTCTAGCAATTTTGAACCGCTTATTGTGAAATTTTTTCAGGCGAGAAAATGAGAAAAGCAAATAACCTAATGATTTAAAAAAGAAAAACCGCCTTTTTAGGCGGTTCAAAAAGTTTATTTCGCTTACCAAATTTTTATTTTTCCCCACGTGCTTGCCATTTTTTCAATCGTTCCAATACAAGGCTTGCCATTTTGTCGTCTAACGCGGCGACATTCAACGCAAGCGGTTTATTTTGGCGTGCTAAAATCGGGTTGGCTATGCCACGCACCCAAGCATTGAGAGCGGTTTCCGAACTATCACGCACTAAACCTTGTTTTGCCATATTAATCCAAGTGGCTCGGATTTTGTGGGCGATATTGCTTTTGACTTTTGCCTTGGCGGTTGCCGGTGAATGACGACCTTTAGCGGTATTCTTAAAGCCTTTGTTTTCCATTTCCGTTTGGACTTTCATTAATTCCGTGATGGTCATCTGTTTTGTGGAGGTTTTACCGGTCAGCCGTTCCAGCATTGCACGATAACTGACTTCATCCATACTAAATTGACTTTTGGCAATATGGATCAGTTGGATCAATTTGGGTTTAGTGTAGCGCATGGTTTTTCCTTTGTTTAAAACACATTATCCAGCCCACTTAAAGTGCGGTTGAAATGGGCTGTAAATGGGTTTTAGTCGATAGGCAGTTTGGGTAACTGCTACCAGTGAGTAGGAGTACCAAACAGCGGTAAAACACCAAATCCAATTAACTTCTGAAATATTGCAATCCGAATATCGCCGTCTTTATTGCAGACAAGTACGTGTTCTGGTGGAGTCGGAAGACGTTCCGAACACTTAATCCAGCCATTGCTTTCACTCATTTTTCACTCCTAGGCAAACTGCTCTAATTTTGTTTCGTGTGTAAACTCTAAAATCGTTCCTCGTAAAATACGGGTTAAACTATCATATTGAGCCTGAATATAGCTGTTAAAGACCATTTCTTTTCTCCAATGTGGTAAGTTTTGCAATTCACGTGACGTCTTGGCAAAGTTTTTAAATCGTAGGCTGCGCAAACGTAAATGTTCGTCTAATTTGAAATGTAAATCTTCCGATGCTTCCATTGCCAATGATTGCACAACAAAGCCTTCGTTTAGTACGGATAAGGCATGTTCTCTGCCTTTTTCGCCATCAATGTGACGACAAGAACGGTAGCTTTTTTCATTGTGTGAGTCTTTTCGTAGAGTAGCTTCATTGGCAAATTGAATAAATTTAAACATAGGTTTGCTATGTTCAATCCAGTCTATAAAACGTTTGTTAATCCCCAGTTTTTCATCAGAGACAATAATACTTTTCACACCAGCCAAGCCGAACAACTCAATAATTTGCATAATGGCGGTTTTTGAGCGTTTACTGTTGCTGTTAATCATCAATATCTGAGTCTCTTTGTTGTAGAAGAAATTGTAGATTTCACTTGCCGGCGGTAAGAGTTCGTAAAGTTCAATTTGCGCAAGATGAGGGATATCTTCTTCACGCTCTTTTCCACGTAATTTAATTTCGTATGACTTTTGCGCCATGAGCTCTTTGGTAATTTGTTTAAACTCGGCACGCACAGACCAATATAAACCTTTGCCACCCAGCTCGTGGACTTTTTTACCGGTAATCGGATTTTTCACAACCTCAAATTGCACCCCGCTACGTTCGGCAAGTTCCGCCTTTTCTAAGGTTTCGACCAGCTTTTCAGTCGGGAAAGTAATGCTGTAAACGCCACAGCTTGTCATTTTGATAAAATCGCTATATTGCATAAGTTTTTCCTCTCGGTTGGTTGATTAAAATCTATTATTCAGCCTACTGTCGCCAATAGGCTGTAAATAGGCTCTATCTATCCCAAAGTTTTGCGATCCATTCGTTTTTCACAATTTCACCATCCTCTTTTTTATGGGTGTGGGTTATTCGAACACCGTTTCGGCTTTCCAGTTTGGTGAGGACAATTTCAAGTCGTAATAACCAAAACATAACGTATATCAATCCCGCAACTACAGCAGTTCTTTCATTTAAATCGTATAAATTACATAGCCCACCAAGGATGAATAATGCATCGCCAACAAAGACAAGTTTGACGCCAATATCAACCCCTTTGATTATCCAACTCACCGCTCTTTTAATCTGTTGAGTTGGTAACTTAGCTAAGATTTGTTTGATTTTTTGTTTCATTTTCACTCTCCTAATCTTGGTGCAACTTTCCACGCCACTGATTTCATTTCCCGACTTGCCCGATGCAATAATTTCACCGCATCATCATTTCTCTCTTCCAACACATTATCTTTGGCGATTTCCAATAAAGTCTGAATATCGACAATTTGTTGGGCGACATCTGTTTTTGTCATACTTCCTCCACCTCAACCACATCATCAATTTCAACGATTTTGTGCGGTAAACTGTTTATATCAAAAGTGTTCAAATCACATTTCTCTAACACTTGCTCATTGCTTTCAGCCTCAACGACTGCTTCAACTAAACAATAAAAACGTGCGATATATTTCTTCATTTTTTCCTCCTTAAAACGGCTTTTTGACGACTCGTTCACAAAATGCCGCGCGATGTTTACACCATTCGTTGTTGGCAAGGTTAGGTGCATTCATTCCGGCAACTTGCCAATGAGTTTTAGCGGTAGAATAATCGCCTTGGCGTTCACTTTTTGCCGCCAGTTCGCTGTAATATTTAAAGCGTTCCAGCTGGTTGATATTTTTGTGCATAATTTCTCCTAATTTGGGATAGCCTGTTGGGTGCAAGTGTAGGGGTAAAAATCCGCATTGATTTTTGGTGTAATACCACCTTTGCTGTAACCTTTGTAAACCAAATAAACAACGCCACTAATACAGACTTCGTTGATTTCAGCTTTGATAGCAGCTTCTGTAGTTGCTTTATCACAACCGGCAACGGTACAAAGTGCGGTTAAAATAAAGATCGCTTTTCTCATTGTTTCTCCTGTTATAAAACACTTTATAAACGCCCCTTAAAGTGGAATTTAAAGAGCGTTGAAAAGGGTTTTAATCACGCCACGCTTTGCCGTTAATTTCCACTTTGCCACCTTTAGCGGCTAAATCATCACAGGCTTTAGCGGCGGTATCGGCGGCTTTAACTAGATCCGATAAATTTTTTTGTCCCCATTCTTTTAACCGGATGACTTCGTGAAAGGCTATGATGGCAAGGTTCAACAAGGCATTTAACGCCAGTTTGTCAGCTAACAATTTATCGCCCCACCAATTCATTCCAAACGAACCGAGAACGGAAAGGATAAAGAGGAGATAAATGCCTACTATTGAACTGTTAATCAAAAGCTCAAGACAGCGGGATAATTTTTTCTTCATTACGCCACCTCCTGCTCAAACGGTGTCACCACAAAATCTTCCACACCGGTTTTAATCGTCACCCCCGCCACCGTTGCCGCCAGTTCCGGCTCGTTTAACATGGCTTCTTTGTTGATCTCCTCTTTGGTGCGGATAAAACGGGTTAAGCCTAATGTGTGTAAACTTTCTAATACGCTGTCTGTGCCACGAATGCCCACAGACGGTGGACGTTGTCGCCATTGCACTTCGCCGGTATTAAATGTGCCGGTTTTGGTTTTGCCGTTACTCGTGAGTTCGTCACGGTTACTTTCACACCATGCTTGCACCGCTTCAATAATGGGTTTAGTTTTCGCTTTGATGTCGTTTATCAAAGGAGCGTATTCTTCGGTGATTGCCGCTAAACGGTCGTTTTGCTCAATCGCAAGGCGTTCTATCTCTCGGTTTAAATCGCCGATTGCCTTGATTGCCGTTTCGACTTCATCACGGGTTTGATAACGCACCGCAAAGGTTTCAGTTTTCACTCGGGTTGCTTTTTTAGCCATGGTTTTCCTCCTCATTCTCATCAAATAACCCCATTGCATTTGCCATTTTTAACATGGCTTCATAAGTGATCAGACAAATTTCCTCCTTGCCCTCCCGTCTAATTTGAATGCCCCTTCCTAGTCTTTCTGCGAGCCAAAATTTAAAGGTTTTCCCGTCAATTTCCGTTGTTCCCTCTGCAATGTGCTTTGTGATGGCAAGTCCCATTTCGCCACATTTCACACCTAAGGTTTCTAACTGTGAACGACAATCCATTTTTGCTTCATCCATATTTTTTCTCCTGTTGTTTAATGTAAATAACTGCGCCAAATCACTTTGATGCCTTCTACCATCATTTGGTATTCCACCCAATGCGCACCGTCATTGCCTTGAATATAGGCGAGGGCTTGTCCAGTTTTTTCTAACTTTTCGGTGATGTTGTTGGTATCGACCCGAACTCGGGGTTTGATTTTGTCAAACTCGATGCTCGCCACGTGCAAGCCCATTTTGTTGAGGGCATAAACACATTTTTGTGTTTGCGATAAATAACCGAGGGCGATTTTGTTACAGCCGCCAAACACCGGGTGCGGTTGTGCGGCTAAAGTGCGGTTGATTTTTCGGACGTTTCTCATTAGTTTGCTCCTTTCATTTGTGCTTGGGCGGTTAAAATCAGGTCTAAAGTGATCACTGTGCCTTGTCCTTTGGCGGTCATTCCGGCAAGGCGTAAATATTGAGTTAAGGCACGCAAACCGCCCGCTTTGCCACCGATGTCATAAAGTACGGTCATTAAATCTTTATCGGTAATATCTAAGCCCCAAGCCTGTGCAATGGCTTTAATGTCACCTTTGGTACTGGCTTTTACACCGCAGTTGTTACCAATACGAGACCATAGACGGGCATATTCGTGGGCTTGATTTACGCCACCTTGAATGCGGGTGTAAACTTTGTCGTTGCCAATCAATGCAAACCCGACTTCCGCTTCTTCTTGGATAATGCGTAGTTCTTCTAATGCGTCATAAGGTAGGTGATCGCTTTCATCTACAATCACTAAACCTTGCGTGCCTTTAATTTTTTTGGTGATCATGCGTGATAGACGATCTTTACGACGTGGTGCGTCATTAATACCGAGGGCTAATGCCAACTCAAACAAAATACTGCTTAGGGTGGCTCGTGCTGGGCTTGCGGTAATCATCCACACGTTTTGATTATTTTTCGCATATTCTTGACAGGCTTTTGTTTTCCCCACACCGCTTGCGCCGTAAACGGTCACCATGGTCGGGAGGATTTTTGCCATATCTAGCGCAGAAAACACTTTCTTGGCGGTCGGGATTTCAATAAAGTGAGGGGCTTCAACAAATACCCGCACTTTTTTCTCTTGGGTTTTTAACCAATTTTCTATGGCTTTCTCTACGGCTTTGTTATCGCCGGTATAAGTGCCTTTTAAATAAGCACTTAACACAGCGGCGGTATAGCCCAGCTCTTTTGCTACGTTGCTTTGTAACAGTTTTTCCTCTTTGATGACGAGGTTGAGTTTTTCTTTGATTGATAACATTTTTTGCTCCTTAAATCGTCTTTAAAGCCCTTTTTCTTTCTTCAGCATGGCAAGCCCTTTTTGCCAACCTTGCTCAAATTCGTTGATTTCGTCATCATCCAGTTCGGTGACGACCTTGCGTACCGCATTGCCTTCCGTTTGGGTGAGCCAGTTAAAGGCGAGTTTCTCTTTTGGTTCAACCGCTTCCTCATCCGGCACATCAAATTGTTTGCGATATTGCGCCATTTCGTGTTCGGTGAGTTTTTCGTGGTTATCCACCATGTTTTTCGCAATGCGGCGGTTTTGGGTTTCAAGCCGGCGTTGGATTCGTGCGCCTTCTTCACTGTCAAAGGCGGTTTTTTCTACGCACTCGGCATCACATAAATACACGCCGTTTTGGTCATAAATATGCACGGTGCCGTGTAGGTTGTCGGGGTCGTAACGCACAATCACGTTACCGACATTGCCGCCAATCAGTGCCGGGGCTTCGTAAATATTTCGCTGATTGTTCAGCACATAGCCGGCTTTGAGGGTAAATCTGCCGTGTTTATCCACTTTCGTGCTTTCACCTAACATCATCAGCTGACGCAATTGTTCTTCGGTGGCGAACACTTGGGTGGTCTGTGCATAATCCCTTGCCCATAACTGGTTGGCGCTGTAAATGCCTTGTCCCAGTTCCGTTTCTCGGTCGGCTTTATCGTTCCACTGGCGCACACCTTGCTCTAAAATCTCTAAAAAGAGGGCTTTGTTTGCGCCTTTTTTGAATTGATAATCTTCGGTTTTTTCCGTGACCGACCAGCCTGTAAAATATTTTTCAAGGCGAACATCACCGTCCACATAAGCCGGTAGGCTGTCTCGTCTAAAAGCACGCTCTATAGGTTTTGCCCGTCCGTTACCTCGACCTTTAAACACTAAAGTGCGGATCACTTTGATACCTAAACGATCAAACATCCCTTCCACTGTCACGCCATTTTTTGTTTGTTTCCCACGTTTACGTTGTTGGGTGGTTTGTTTGTCGGAAGCCGCACGAGTGTTATCCATGAGGATTTTTTTCGGGATGCCGTATTGCTTAATCATGCGCAAAGTGGCTTGGCGGATTTGGTCGCCGTTTTCGCTATCGTCCACACAGTAAGCCAAAATGCGACGAGTGCGGACATCTTGCCAAAACCACGTTTTCGGGCGGATCGGTTTACTTTTGCCGTCTTCATACCAATCGACAAAGACGTTGTGTTGATAACCATCGCCATTGACGATTTCGTAAGCCTCTAAATGTGCCACGGTGCGAATTTGTGGGGCGGTCAGCTCTCTTAATGCATGTTCACCGTCTCGTGCGAGGGTGATTTCAGCTTCTGTAAATTCCCGTGCCAGTTTGCGTTTAAAGGTCATAATGCTGGGGATTTCCCAGCCGTTTTCTTCTGCCGCAAGGGTTAAACGGTGGTAACACACGCTGAATTTGGGCTTACTTTTGCGTAAGTAATCTTTCAAAAAGAACCGCCATGCCCGCTCCGGTATATCTGTAAAGCGGTTTTCGCTTTCTTCACCAATACGATCCAGCAATAGGGGAAGCCAATCCCGTTGTGGGAAATTTTTCACTTTGTACCACCAGCGTTTGAGGCTACCTTTGCTGATGCGTTCTTCCATTTGCTCTTCGAGGTCGGCATAAAAGGCGACCACTTTGTCTAGGGCAGTCATGAGTTTTTCGCCGTTTTCAATTAATCTGGCGAGCCGCAATACGGCATTAAATCGGTGCTCCGCCCGTCTTTCTTGTGCTAAGGTTGCCGAGGATAGGACGTTCCAGGCGCTTTCGCTCATTTGAGCAGGCGTACCGGCGGTATTTGCCTTGTTTTGATCCTTAGGGGCGGTTTTTAATAGGAGCTCGGCTTGTACCGCTTGGGGGAGGGAGGTGAAGGAGTATTCGTATACCTTACCTTTTACCCCTTGTTTTAATCTTCTTTCCCAATTCTCTAACTTAACTTTCTTAGTTAAGCCTCCAATAGTGGTAGGAAGCCCTCCTAAACCCAAAACTTCTTTAAGCTCTACCCACATAGCGTTTCTCCCGCTCTGCATAACGTTCAGCCCAAATTATTTCTGGTGCAACTCCAATAGCTTCAGCAATAATTCTCTCTCCTTTTGGATAACTAACTCTTAAAGCATTTTTTAAGGTTGAAGGAGCTAATCCTGCTTTTCTCGAAAGAGATTCAAGAGTTATATTTCTTTCGTGCAGTTCATAAACAATCTTTTTACTACTCCAATTTCTCTTCACTATTTACCTCTCTTTGCTTTTATGCGATAGTTCTAAATTACCTTTTAAGGCAACTCGTAGGTGTTACGCCTTAGGTTTAACCCAAAGTTTATAACAAGATTAAAACAAAAGTCAATAAAGATTAAATCAAATTTTGATTGAAAATTTTAAAATAATGATAATTTTCTTATTTATTAATAAGTTATAGAAATAACCTGAGATTAATTCTAAAGATCAAATCTAAGGGGTTTGAAATGATCCAAGAGTGGTATGAGATAAAAGACTTACTTGGGGTTGGGGGGCTACCTACAACCGTGCAAGGATTAACTAAAAAAGCCAAGTTAGAAAATTGGCAACGCAAACGTATTTTGGGAGTAAAAGGAAAGGTTTTTGAATATTATGTGGGCGATATGCCAGAAAGCGTGCAAAGGGCATTGGGGTTTAAAGCAACACTACAAGAAACAGCACAAGAAGCGTCATTAGAAAGTCAAGTGAATGAAAGACTCAAAACCATAGATAAAATTATGGCGGCAGTAAGCACGCTTGAGCAAAAAGTAAAAGAGTTAGAAGAACCAACGCTAGATAGCCTGCCTGATACGCTAGATAATGCCGAAAAACGGCTTATACGTTGGTTTAGGCAATGTAATAAGGATAGACAAGCAATGCTGCTTTCATCTGCGGAAGTGTTAGCGGATATGACTTTAAACGAACAAAAAGAGAGTCCGGAGCCATTTACGGATCGTAAAATAGCCTAATACTTTTCGGAAAAAACCACATCTAGGGCATTACTTCTTTAAAAAAATGCCCTTATGTGAAAAAAAGAATAATAAATGACGCTTGCCACGACAAGAATGAGTTTTTAATTTTTTGAACGAGATCATATTTTTAAACGCCGTTTGAACATATTTTAACGGCTTTTTAAATTTCTCAGTTTATGTGTGTAAAACTGGAATTTCTTTTGATTTTTTCTCATTTTATTGTTTCTGTTTTTTTCCAATAAAAAAGGGCTGATACTCAATCAAGCCCCATTTCATAAGGTTTTGAACCACTTAATTCCGCTTATTACAACTTACGTCCTAATTTCTCATTCTTAGTGTTTGGTTACAATTCTAGAAGCACATGCG